TCAAGTCACTGAAGGTATTACTGTGAAAATTGAACCAACAGTAATAACTATTGATTCACAAACACCCCAACACTACACAATCTATTCCACTTCCAAAGAAGTTGAAGTTAATGGATCAGCAGTGTATTGGTATGCGTATGACTTAGATGGCCAACGGTGCCGACTTTATATAATAGAAAACGAAGTAGGAGATGATTTTCTTGCTATCGAGTACAATGACTTTGCTTGGATATATGGTTTAGTACCTTTAAAATAAATAAAAAACAATGGCAGATTTTAGCAAACAATGGGTCGAATTAAATGACCTTGAAATGGGATGGGATTTTGATATTGAAAAAGTAGTATCTGAATTACCTAAAAGCACAATGATTCCTTATATCTGTGAAGGATTTGGATTTATTGCGATTGGAAAAGATGAAAACGAAAACATCCATTTAGCAATGCCTACAGGTAACTACAGTGATGAAGGTACTGAGGTAGAATGGAAGACAATGGAGGAGGTGATCAATGGATAAGATGATGTCATTATATGATTATTTAGGCAAACCAGCAGGTTCTGACTTAGGTAAACAAGTATATCTTTCCGCTGTGCGTAAAAATATAACAGTGGAACTGAGAGAAATATCTAACCCAAAATATACAGGTAATGTGATGCTGTATCCTGAATCATTTTTGAAAGAATATTTCAAACCAAAATCTAAAGAAGATTTACCATTCTAATAATATTTATAGATAAATTATTATCTATGAATTACACAAGAGAACAAATTGAAGCAGCAGTAAAATCAAAAGGATATGTTTGGTTTGAAGATGTAAACAACAAAGGATATGATGTTAACATTGTTGGTATCCGCAATTCAGCTACAGGTCAAACAGTAACTAATGTATTTGATGATTGGTTGACAATTTCTTATAAAGAGAATGGTGAATGGAAATTTCACATCTGGCCCGCAACAACTGATCCTGGAAAGAAGGGTGTTAAAGAGTATCATAACGCAGCAGGAGTTGCTCGTTTGGTAGAAGGACAATATCGTGGATCACATATTATCCGTTTACATGGTGGTAAGTATGAAGCATTAGGACAAAACAAACCAGTTAAGGTTTATCGTGATGCTAACCGTGATATGGTTTATGATGAAGCTAAAATACAAGAAGGAGTATTTGGCATCAACATTCACAAAGCAGGTGCTGATTCAACTTATGTTGAAAACTGGTCTGAAGGATGTCAAGTATTTAAAAAAGCTGTGGATTTTGAATCATTTATGACTATTTGTCGTAAATCTCGTGATATTCATGGTAATTCATTCACATACACTTTAATTGAGTCAACTGACATTAAATAAAGTATTAAATACCTTTCATGGATAAAGTTTGGCCTTCGGGCCATTCTTTATTATATTTAGGTATAATTAAAAATAATAAAAAGTTATGAGCAAATCAGTATCACTTCCCGGTAATCAAGAATTACAATTTGTCACAGACAGTTGGGACAAAACAATTACAGTTTATTTATTTGACACAATAAGTGATACACGAGTAACATTAACTGAGTTTTCAAATGGTAAATGGAATTCAAAATCAGTTTCTCATTTAGATAAATTTATTGAATTAGTTAAAATTAATCCTAAGATTAAAATAACAATGAAGAAAGCATTTAGTGAGTTAAAAGAAGAAACAACTAATGATTTTATGACATCAATGAAATGTTTACGTCGTAGAATTATTGTAAAAATTAAAAAACATTTAAAATAATGAAAACATTAGTAATACACCCCTCAGATTATTCAACTGATTTTCTAAAACCAATTTATGAAGGTATAGAAGATAAAACAGTTATTACTCAAGGTAAAACTAGAGATGAGATAATTGAGTTAATTGAGAGTCATGATAGAGTAATGATGATGGGTCATGGATCACCATCAGGTTTATTTGGGATTGGTTTTAATCGATTATTTGTAATTGATAATGGGTTAGTTGAGCACTTGAATAAAAAAGATAATAATGTTTTTATTTGGTGTAACGCAGATCGATTTGTAAATAGATTTGGATTAAAAGGTTTCTATACAGGAATGTTTATTAGTGAAGTAGGAGAAGCGTATTACTGTGGGTTACCTGATATACCTCAAACTGTTGTTGATGAGTCTAATAATCAATTTGCTAGTTGGGTAGGTGAGCTATTTACCAGTAAAAAACCACTTAATGAAGTATATTCTAATATTGTAGATTCATATGGTAAGTTAGCTAACAAAAATATAGTAGCAAAATATAATCACGAACGCTTATACTTAGCCAACTAATGAAATTATCTGAGGTAACTATCTTTCCTAAAGCATATAATGTTATAGGTATTGAAAATAATATAACTAGTGAGCGACTTATTGGGATGGGAATTGAAGTAGGTAAAGAGATAAAATTATGTGGTCGCAATAAAGATTTATTAATCATTGCTATAGGTAATAAATTAGCTGATACTATAACAAAAGTTGAAGCTGAGCAAATCCTAATTGAATCGAGATAAGGTTTATGATATTTATTGTCAAAAACACTTATGTTATTAAAGAACGGATCGAAAGGAGAAGAAGTTAAACAACTTCAAACACTATTAGGTTTAGGAGCAGATGGAAGCTTTGGACCAATGACAGAAGCTAAAGTTAAAGAATGGCAAGCAGCTAATGGACTAACAGCAGATGGTATTGTAGGACCTGGAACATGGGGTAAAATGTTCCCAACAACCCCAGCTCCCACTGTAACATCAACTCCAATTCCACCTTCATCATTCAAATTAGATGCTTTAAAAGGACATATTCCTGACGCTGTGATTGCTCAAATACCAGATACAGCGGCTAAATTTAATATCACTACTCCACTACGTTTAGCTCATTTCTTAGCACAATGTGGACATGAATCAGGTGGGTTCAAATCAATAAGTGAAAATTTAAACTACTCAGCTGATGGTTTAAAGAGAGTATTTGGAAAATACTTTCCTGGTGACTTAGCTAATTCATATGCTAAACAACCTGAAAAAATTGCATCTCGTGTTTATGGATCAAGAATGGGTAATGGAGATGAATCAACAGGTGAAGGATATAAATACCGTGGACGTGGTTATATTCAATTAACTGGTAAGTCTAATTATACTGGCTTTGCTAAATTCATAGGTGAAGATACAGTTGCTAACCCTGATTTAGTAGCTACTAAATACCCATTAGCATCAGCTGCGTTTTTCTTTAACTCAAATAATTTATGGTCAATATGTGATAAGGGAGCTGATGATGCTACAGTCACAGCTGTTACTAAACGAGTAAATGGTGGAACAATTGGTTTACCTGATCGTTTAAAACATTTTAAAGAGTACTATAGTTTATTAAAGTAAGGAATGACTGAAATTATAGTACCAATTATAATTGCCTTAATCACATCTGTATTTGGGCCAATACTGCTTGAATGGGTCAAGAGTAAATATAGAAAGAAACCTACTGATCCACTTCCAGACGCTATTAAATATAATGAATTAATTGAACATCAATTAGATGTAATACTTAATGAATTAGAGTGTGATCAAATATATATCGCTCAATTCCATAATGGAGGTCACTTCTACCCAACTGGTAAGTCAATCCAAAAATTCTCAGTATTCCATGAAATAACAACACCTAATACTATATCTATAAAAGGTGTTTACCAAAATATACCAGTATCGTTATTTAATAAACCAATGGCTGAGTTATATGAGAATGGAGAGATATTAGTACCAGACATTGAAAATGATCAAACTTATGGGTTAGAAACATTTTGTGTTGAAAACAAATATAAATCATGTTATTTATTATCTTTAACAGATTTAGATGGAAGAATAATTGGTGTGATGGGAATTTATTACATTAATAAAAAACATAAAATAGTTAAAGACGAGTGGATATTTATACGTCAGAAATTAGGCGCTATAGGTAATATAATGAGTAATTACTTACATAATAAACAATAAAAACATGACAAATATTTTATTAGAAGCAACAACAACTGGGTTTGGAGTATTCGAACAATTAGCTAACTACGGAGCGTTAGGTTTAGTAGTATTAGCATTAGGCGCAGTTGGATGGTATATGTTTAAGCGTAATATGGCTGAGAAAGATGCTATGCAAGCTAAAATTAATGAACTTGAAAAAGAATTAAGAGATAAAAAATGAACCAGTTAATTGTATTTTTACAAGCTGCTCCATCATTTGGAGTGTTTGAAACACTAACTCAATATGGTGCGTTAGGTGTTATTGTACTCGGCTTAGGAGCTGTTTTATGGTTTATGTTAAAACGCCAATTAAAAGCTGAAGATGATTTGAAGACAAAAGTAGAAGATCTTCAAAAAGAACTTAATGACTATATCAAAACAGATACTAGTAAAATTCAAAGTTCATTAGATAACAATACTCAAGCTCTTAAAGATTTAAGAGAAATTATTTTATTAAGTAAAGGTAAAAAGTGAAAAAAAGATTAGCTTTATATGGTGTTTTATTATTGGTTGTATTATTAGTTATAACCAATGTATTTATGGCTGGTGATGGTCATGTTACTGTTGTTGAAAAAAATGTTTCATTAACAGAAGAAAATCAAACATTAACAGAACAAAACCAAACCTTATCTTCTGAGAACCAGAAGTTAAATTCTGTGAACCAACAGTTAACAGAACAGGTTACTACATTAACAGATCAAGTAGAAACCTATGAAAACAAACTTAACACTCCTCCACCTCCTCCTGCTCCTACTCGCTCTAAGTCTGACTGGAATCTTGAGGTCCCAACCAACGAGTAAATATCCGTACGAAACTATTGATGATGACGGTATTACAAAAATTGTTGTAATGACTGTCGAACAAGCAGATGCTATTAATAAAAAATTTCGTAATTTAGAAGGTACAATCTCACAACAAAAAATTATTATTGAGAAGCAAACTGATACAATTACTCGCTATGAGCAAAAAGTTGTATTTGTTGAAGTAACCAACACACAAGCATTAGCAGCGCAAAAAGCTATATCAGATAGTTTACAACTTGCTTTAGATACTATGACAACTACTTATAGCGACCTTAATAAGTTACTATATGAAATGGCGGTAGGTCCTACACTACTATACACAATACCACCTTATGACGAAATTATGTTTTTAGATTTAAAATATTACAATCTATACAATGATGCTGATGGTCAACTTGTGTTCACTCGTATGTCTAAATCTGATTATGAGATGTTTAAACAATGGAGGGAAGATAACGGAAATGAGTCATTATCTACTATAGACTACCAAAAACGGTTCAAATTTGGGAAATTTGAAGATAAGTTAACTAAAAGAAAGATTTGGAAACATCCATCAGTTTATAAATAAAGTTTGGCCTTTGGGCCATTTTTTATTATATTTAGGTTATGAAATTAAACACATTATATAAACGCGCCGTTAATGGTAAAGTAAATGAATGGACAGTTGAAGTCGAGAACAACTGTTTTAGAACAATATCAGGTTATACAGATGGAGTTAAAACAACATCTGAATGGACCTGTTGCTCAGGTAAGAATATAGGTAAGAAAAATGAAACCACACCTGAACAACAAGCATTAGCTGAGGCTCAAGCAATGTGGACTAAGAAATTAGAATTAGGTAGTTATGAATCAATAGATGATATTGACACACCTAAGTTTTTCAATCCAATGTTAGCTCATAAATTTGAAGA